CGGGGGTGTTTTTCAATTTAAGTCTCATTTTATTAAATTTCCTTTCTATATTTAAATACTGAATTAGATGTCGATCTTCAACAGAATGAAACCGTCTTCGTCAACCGCGCCTAGAGTTGTTCCGATCTTGGTTTGAGCAGCACTTCCTGTACTTTCAGTAGCAGAAGCACTGATATCACCATTTCGGAGCGCATCAGCGTAGATTGGGACTCCAGCGCCAACTGAGTCAGCGCCACCGCTGGTCAAGTTTCCGCTGTAAAGAACAATACCCTTGGTCAAGACAGGGACTGCCTGACCACTAACCACAGCCTGCATTTCAGCTGCCTTGCGCGGGTTGTAGATCAACTTCTCGCCATTTTCGTCGACTTCAGCGACGTCCCATAGGGTTAGGCCAAGAGGTTGAGTACCAGATGCACAAGGCTCAACTGTTGCAGCTGCGCCATAACGGAATGATACCGTGTTCGTATAACTACTACCAGCGTTGCCGATACCAGTTTTGTTTACAGGATCGTCGGTATTCTTCCAGCCAGCTTTAACAGAAACGAGTAACCCCTTGTTTAGCTTAGCACCATCAGTTGCGAGGGCACTATGCGAAGCTACTACATCTCCGTCATCATCTTTAAGGCTGAAAAGATTTACGACATCTGTTTCGGCGTGCTGCCTAAAAGGCTTTAGCCGTTGTGTGTTTTTAACAAACGTTGCCATAATATTTTATTTCCTTGTATATTAGTAATTAATATCAAATTGATCGATTTCAAAAGCTTTTCTGTACTTGTCGTAAGCAGAGCCTTCGGAAGCTTGAGTTGAGGCTGGAATAGCGCTCTCTTCTTGCTCGCCTCTTTCGATGGCTTCATCTACAACTTCTTCAGAAGCTTTTGATTCTTCTTCAACTTCCACTTCTTTCGAAGCTTCGTCTTCCTTTTTAGCCAAGACTTCTCTTGACTTGTCTCTCAACAGAACGTCGATGTTTTTAGCGAAAGCGTCCCAGCCTTCAGCATCTAAGTCTTTAACCTGTCCAGCTAAAACTTCACGGTCTTCTGCTTCCAGAGCGTACTTTTCATCCAAAGAGGCCATTCTCTGTGAGAACAATTCTTCAGCTTCTTTCTCCGCTTTTTCAGCTTCAAGACTGGTTAGTTTTTCTGAAACAGAACTAAGTTCTGCTTGCATTTTATCGTAGTCTACGTTAATAGACTCAATCTTCTCTTGAGCTTCTTTGAGATTGGCTTCCACCTGAGCTTTTTCGGCTGTGAATCTCTCGGAAGCTTCCTTGAGTTCTGATTCAATAAAATCTGAAACAGCCGAGGCAGAAAGCTCCTTCAAAGAATCGTTAGTGATGTCTTTAATACTTTCTATTTTCATAATAGTTTTCTCCTCGTTTTGGATTATTACATTTTTTTCTGTGTTTTGTGAAGTATTCGCTTCAGCAAAAGTGTTTTCTTCTTCTTGAGTCTCTTCCGGAGTCTCTTCAGAATTCATCATAGTTGACACGCCTTTTACGTCTGCAGCAGGTGTCTCAGTGAGGCCTATTCCTAAAGGAACAACTTCGCCCACTACCTTCCTGTATACTGACATGCCATCTTTAGTTTTACCTTCTCCCCCTAGGGCTTTTAAGTCTTTTTCCATAGAAGCTATGTCCTCTTCGTTGTCAACAATGAGTCCATTCTCTATGTTCTTGTCATTTCCTTCTAAAAGGACCAAATTATAATCTTTAAAACCTAATTCCCAACTAGCACTAATCTTCATATAGTCTTCGCTACTTGGGTCTGCTGACTCCTCTATTAGGTCTGCGATTCTTTGGTTAACCACTTTCCATATAACGCCACCTAGAGTAACATTAAAAGGACCTTTTATATCTTTTACTTCTTCTTCCGTTAAAGGCTTATCAGTGCCAAATTCAGAGAAACCAGCAGTTAAAATAGTACCAATCACTCTATCTCTATTATGTTCGATATTAATTGGTTTGTTTTTGAAATCTTTATGAAAAGCCATGGCACAATCTGTATCAACTACATCGCCATTTTTATTAACTCTATTAGCAACAAATGCATTAAAAGCTATTGGTAATAGGTCTACTTGCTTCTCGTCAACCTCTGGAATAAATTGAGCAACCTCAATAGCAGAAGCCAAAGCTAAATATTTGTCTTTTTCTTCTGATACAACAGGCTTTACGTTTGAGCTGAAAATGGTAGTATATTTCATCAGATTATATAATAGTTCATTGTGACGTTACCGGCACTACTGTAGACGCCGGAACTAGTTGGCACTGAAATGCCTTGATTTAAATTTGTTGTTCCAGCAGGGGCGTAAGCTATGATAGTATCTGCACCTGCCGCTGAAGTGCTTAGTGTGGTGGCGGCTGAGGCCATTATATCCGTGATTATGATAGTATCTCCTGAGCTTGCTGCAACCACAGCTCCTGCTCCACCCTTATTGGCCGTTCTTGATACAGAAGGTACTCCTTGGGTCTGTTGTGAATTAGTTGCTCTTGACATTTTAAATTATCCTTGTTTTATATTACACTATTTATCCAGTCCCTTGCTTCCGCTTTGGCCTGTTCGTCACTTTGAAAGTATAAATCATCTACATCTCTAAAATCATAGCTTCCCAATCCATGTCTTTTTACTTCTCTCTCTGCTTCTTTGATTTCCTCCATAGAAGGCTCAAAATGCTCCGTGTCGTCCACGTAGCCAGCAGAACAGGTAATTAAGAATGTATTTACGCTAGCTAGCGCTTTAACAGACTGTAGAGACTCAGAAAAACTATCTACAAATACTTGTTTTAATTTTTCAGAAGTAACTTGCTCTTCGTTTATGTAATTATGTTGATTAGCTTTGCTTGTTAGCAACTCAACCACTTTGGAAGAGAACTCTAATGCTGCATCTTTCTGTCCTGAAATAGGAGCAAATTTTTTACCGTAAGAAAATTCTATATCAAGCGACATCATTTTATTATTAGATTGCATTAAGTTACCTGATAGTTTATACACTTATTTTTAAAAAACTTATAAAAAAAATAAAAAAACCCCTCAAATAAATGAGGGGCTTTAAATAGGGAAATACAAACTTTAGTTCTTAGAATGGTACACCATCTGATCCATCGTTTGCAATATCAGGTCTGGCAGCAGTATCATTGTCACCATTCTGGATAACACCAGACTGATAATACTTGAAGTTTACTGTATAAGACCTTGTATAAGTGTTTACAATTCCTGTCCCGTCTGTGATAGATGTGTTAGATAAACTAAGATCACCTCTCGTAACGGTCATACTATTAATTCCACTAGATTGATCTACTCCTGAAGTGTAGCCCCTATAAGCTGCATCGAGGATAGCATTAACGAATTTCTGAGCTCCTCCGTTAACTTCTGCACCAGCAGTGGAAACGAAGTCTCCAGAAGTCAAAGAGTAGTCACCTACAGCAGGGTCACCTATGATGTTTGTTGGACTGTGAGATAGAGATGCTCCATCACTGTCTGGAAAGCTTGTAATAGTTGCTCCATGCAAAGGTATAACAATTCCTGAGATTGCTCCTTTTGCTAAAGTTGAAACGGATTTAATTGCTCCGCCTTCAACGTACTTAATTTTGCCCGCGCCAGCACCGCTAGTCAGGTTGGTCAAAGGGCTACCGCCTGCGGCTTTCGTACTTAAAATAAAACTTGTATCTGAGTTTGCCATTGTTTATTTCTCCTATTTATACTATCAATTACATTGTTTTTTGTTATTTTAGAAATTTTATTTTTCTTCTAAATCTCCTAACTTCATTAGCTCCTCTAGCTTCTCTTGAGGGGTAGCTATACCACCAATAATCGTAAATACTGTAAGATTATTTTTATCTCCACTGTAAATGCCTCTATGTACTACACTTCCAGATCTAAGAATTCTAGTTAATTGATCAAAAGCTTCATCAAGGCTAGACTGAGGAATGTTATCCAACACCTCTTTACCCCCAATAAGAATAGCACCAGCTGAATTAGCTGTAGATACATCTATACCACCAGACATGCTGCCACTTTGAGCTATGCTTCTAACAGCCCTAGAAATACTTACAGGATCGTCCCATTTAGGAACTGGTGTTGCGCCAAAGATAGTAATTCCAGAATCTAGCACGTTCTTATAGTCACTAGAGTCAAAAGAAGAATAAGAGCTATCCTTAGAAGCTGTCATGTTAAACAAGTGGAAAACCCCTGCTGTACTCATATTAGCAGTCTGCCAGAAATTAGAGACAGATACATTAGAATATAACTTACTTGTTTTTTCATTATCGATGATGACAAGAGGAGAAACTACTCCCTCATTGACCAAATCACATGCCTCTTTTAAAGTATTGTAAGCGTTAGCATTTACTTTTCTACCTTCTGAATATTTAGGTAAGGCTAGAATAACCCCAACCTTCTTAGATCCAGATTTAATTGTTTCCTGTAACTCTTTAGCAGTCTTTACTAAAGGAACTAGCGTACCTGCACCAGATCCTCCTCCGGCTCCAGCACAAACAAAGATTCTGTCCACATCCTCCCCAAAAGAACGACGCATAAAGTCAAGAACATCATCGCGCTTCTCATCAAAGCATTTAGCAGCAACGCTTCTGTCTTTACCAGCGCCACCTGCTCCAATACACAGCTTGTTCTCTACATTAATAGAATTTAAATCTTGTTGGGCAGTATTGACGATGCCTACTTTTCTGTAGCCTAATTTATGAAAGCTTTCTGCAATTCTGGAGCCACCTTGCCCAGCACCGATGAAAGCAAACTTAAAGGCTCCTTCGACCTCGTCTTTAACTTCCTTTTTCTCTTCTGGTTCTGGAGGCAATGGAATGTCCGGAACCATAACGTCTATCTCTGCAGCACCAAAGTACTGATTTACGTCTTGAATATTTTCTTTATTTTCGCTCATATTTTAAACCTTACTTGCATATAACAAACTTGCTAAATACTCATCAACTTGATGCTCCATCGCTATGTTTTGTATTTCTTGTATAGCTTCTGCATTAGTATCTGCTGGGTTATTGATGTATTCACCAACTTTTTCTAACCATTTGTCAGAAGATTCATTAGCCATAACTATTTTACACAATTCAGAAGACAAAGTTCTAATCTTATTAGTTACTCTTTTGTTTTCATACTTTAGTTTAAGCTTCTCTTGAATCTCTGTTTCTAGCTTTTCTGCTAGTGCTAAACTCTCTTTAATTTTTTCTACGCTGAACTTTTGAGACCCAGAAGTATTCTCTCCTACTGGACTCACCTTCTTAGTAGTCTGCGGAGCTGATTCACCTTCTGGTCTGCCTACTGGCTCACCTCCACCGCCTCCTCCTAGAAGAGGAGAATAAAAACCTTGATCTTTTAGCTCTCTAAATCTTTTCTGTGAATCTAGAGACTCTTCTGGTTCAGGAAGTCTTCCTGTTCCTATTGCTTCTATACCTTCTTCAGCGGTAAGAACACCATACTGTATAAGCTGGGCGACAACTCTATTCCAAGTCGTTTTGTCTTTTAATTCGATTTCTTGAAAATGAGCCTTAGGGTAATTTTTGAAACCTAAAGACTTACAAATTCTTTTTATCTCTTCAGAAAGAAACTGATTAATAAAAGCATCACGACCTTGTTTTAATCTTTCTATAAATACTTGAATTTTAATACTTGTGTTAGCAAACTTATCATCACCCACTAATATATTATTAAGACCCATTTGTATATCTTCATTTACTACGCTATATTTTTTAGGATCTAGAATACTAGCTATATCTGGAATAACAAATTTTGCTTGAGTTGTATAATCAGAAACTAAAACCTTTCCAATTGATTGATTCTCAAAAAGCTTCTGCATAGTCTCAATGCTTCTTTGATTAATATTAAGACTACCGTCTTTTAACTCAGAACCCATAGTGATTAAGAGTATAGCTTGGCTTGTAGTTCTAGTTAAAGCCATGTCCATCTTTTTCATTTCAGACTTCCAGTTTATATCCTCTAGCACTGGAAAACCTAAAGGCACAGAAAATGGTTCGTAATCTTGCTTTTTGTAAAATACAGGAGTTACTTTATCTGTATCTAGTTTAAGAGATATAATACCTAAGTTCCTACCTTTTAAAGCTTTTTTTGTTTCTTCATCAAGAGAGTCGAAGACTTGTTGATCTTCTTCTGTTTTTGGATTCTTAATCCTTTCTAGCTCGTAATCTGTAAGTATTTTATAATACAAACCAGAGAAGAAAGATATATTGCCGCCCATTTGAATATCAGCAGGGTTAAGTATAATATATCTAGAAGGTAACTTTCCTTCTTCAGCGAGAGAAGACAACTTGCCTCCACCATAAGTTTGAGTGATTCTTTTTAAATCTTCTGGTTGTATCTTAGTGTCAAATCTATGAATAAAACAGTTACCAGATCTATAGTATTCCCTAAAGAACTTATCAAGAAAACTTTGCATATCAATCTTCTTAAATAAAGCTTTAAGGAAATCTCTTGACTTCTTGCTTCCTCCTGTAAAATACAAATTAGTGCAGGAAAACTCGGTCATCAAATCAATGACGTTTCTGAAAACAGCAAAATTATAATAAGCTTTTTGACAAAGAATTACTGCATCTCTAACGTCTAGAGAACTTCTATTGTTAGCTCCTTTTGTATACTTGTATGGAACTAAACCGTTATCAATATTTTCGAACCTGTTGGTCCTTTCTATTTGTCCACCTACATTCCTCCTAGTCCTAGTGGACTGATCCGAAGTAGTATATGGAGAAGCCGCAAAGCTTGTCATCATTGGCTTAATATCGTCTTCTTGCTTTTTTGTTTTCTTTGTCATTTTGAATTCTATTTATTATTTTTTAAACAACGCATAATACGCTAGGACCTACTCCATGATTGCCGCTTCTAAAAAGAGTCCCACTATTTAGACCGCCTATTTGTGGCCATTCTGGAAGATTATTAAATATTGCATAACCTCCAGATAAACCACTAACTGTAATTAAATCATTTATAGTTACATTGCCACTTAGATGAACATTTGACCCACTAAAGTAAGATCTATAATTACCTAAGCAAACTTTTTCCCCACTAACATTTAATGGGTTAGTTCCGTAAGGCCCAAGATTTATTCTATCGTCATCAAAGACATCTACTAAAGGTAGCCCTGCTTTATCTGTGACAGAAAACACAGGAGCATCTGCACCATAACCGGGAGCTACTGTCAGTAAGGCTCCGCTTACATCATCGAAAGTAACAGAGTTATTTGAATTCACTCTAAGAGTAACTCCATCATTTCCAAAATTCACAAGCTCTGTATTCAGGCCTGCCGAAAAAGTCTTCTTTGCTGTAAAGTTTGTTGAACTACTTGCGTTGATATTAGAAACCAAGTTAGATAAGTTGGTTCCTGTCGCTTCCAAACTAGTCCTTATATCTCCACTAGCTGCACTAACGTACCCTGTCATTTCAGGATACTCAGTTACTTTTGCCCAGCCTTCTTTTGTTGATGAGCTTCCTGTGACTACATATAAGCCCCTAGCATCACCAGAGGAATAAGCCAAAGCGCCAGTAGCTGCCGAAGTCGAAAAGTCTCCACTAATAGTATGGAAAAAACTTCCTGACTTTAAGAAGTCGCCACTAACAGTTGAAAAATCGCTTGAAACATCATTTACTCTATTAGAAAGCACCCCGCTTATTCCAGTAGCGAAAGCCTCAGCATGTCCTGAGACATCAACAGCTTTATCGAAAAGAAGAGTCCCACTAGAGTTTAAAGCTCCAGAAACGTTAGATATAAGCTCTGTAGTTCTAGATGTTATATCACCGCTATAGCCAGTCATTGATTCCGATCCTCCAGCTAAAGGTACATACCCCGAAGGGTTTGTGATAGTATAGAATCCAGAAGATACTGTGTCAGAACCAGAGAGTTTCTTCAATAGAAGCTCTGTAAGGCTGGTTTCGTCTAATTGTCCAGATGTTATTTTACTTGGCATAAAAGCTTATTCGACTTTACTTACACTTAAAAAAGCATAATAGGCTCGAAAGTTTCCTTATTAGTGTTAGTTTCGGCCTTATTTAAGTCGTTATAGAGCTTAAGTCCCCAATTCGCCAACATTAATGAAGAATAATTATCTTTTCTTGCTTTATTGGGAGAAGTGGATCTTTTGAGGTGTTGAGGTAGGTCAAAGTTCTGTGATCCCCTAGCAGTAGACTTATGTTCTACTAAGCTACATTGCTTTTTAGTTTGATAAACCATATCGTCTTGATGCTCAATAAAGTCAAGCATAGACCATTCTTTTCTATCGTCAATAAAGATGAGCTTTTTAGGGTTAGGTAGTCTTATAGAACTAGTCCTATTAAAAAATGTTTCATTCGAAGCTGTTCTTGAAGCAAACCAAATCTTTTTATAATCTATACAAGCCTGTAAATATTCATTAGCTCTTCGTATAAAGTTACTAGTAAATACTTGATTAAAACAAATTTGATTATTTTCTAAATTATATTTTTGTTTAGCTTGTCTTAATGATTTCTGATATTCTACTCCATCTGCATCAGAACTTAAAGGTATAGTTTTTAAATTAACGCGAATGTCTTTAAAGAATTGAGACTCATTACAACTATCTAAAAATGTATCAGAGCCAGCATTATCAAGACATATAAAAACAATATTAAAAGCTTGAAGTAAATAAGCTAAATATTTTACATGTTTATTTAAACTCCCAAGGCCAGCGTAAGTATGAACAAGAGTCCCTTGGCCCGTATCGTCGTCTATCTCCATAACAGACATAGCAAAGTAATCGGCCGTAGGGCTATCGCTCATGTTGGGGTCAATACCCAGCACGTAACGTTTTCCTCCTCTTCCAACCATTAAGGTACTAGGTTCTTCTTCGCCTTTTAGGGTGCACAACTCCATCTTCTTTGCGCTAAAATAGCTATCACTACCATCTGTAAACTGAGCACAATATTCTCGCTGAAACGAGAAGTGAGAAGACCCTCCTTCTTGAGCTTCTTCGATAATAGTTCTATCTATCATCTCCTCTGGTAAGGCCTCGTATCCCATTTGAGATACAAAATACTTTGCGTCAGATTCTTCGTCTTCTGATTGTATTTTATTAATCCACTCTTGGTAAGTTTTATAAAGATTTTCGAAAGTATAACTCGCTGACGAAAGAGCTATCATCTTAGATTTATTTTCGAACTTAGTTCTCTCTTCTTCTTTGATGACCCCTTCTTTGACTAGCTTATCTTCTAACTCTTTTACTTCCATTCTTCTCTTCATGTCCTGAGGAGCCACAAGGAAGGGCATTAAAACGTTTTTGATTATGTCTTCGGGTAGTAGTAAATACTCATCAAGCACAAGTATGTTAGCGCGGAAACCACGAATCTTTTCACCACTAAGAGGGATAGCTGTTATAGTCCCACCATTAATTTTCCATTCGTATTGATCGTTTCTTTTTGTTTTTGCTCCAAAGGCTTGGGCAAGTAGCATAGCTTCTCTTGTCTCAACTATCTTTTCTATATTGTTAAATATAAATCTAGCTGTACGAAAAGTTGGGCCAGCTATAAGTATCTTCGTATTGGGTTCAAATATACATTGCAAGAAACAGTAAATAGAGGCTATAAAAGATTTACCGCAACCACGACCCCATACGCACATACTAAAGTTCCTATTGAACATTCCCCTTAAAGTAATTTCTTGAAAGGGCGCGAGTTTTATCCCTGTCAATAAAAAAGTCGTGAAGTATAAATTGTTTCTTAGGAATTTCGCTAAAGAGCTACGAGCTTGTTTCTCATCCAGAAAGCCTTCAATCTTTGCTAGTTCAGCATTGACATCTTCTACTTCTCTTTCGTATTTTTCTGGAGTTGACCACATTACAATAAATCCATATCATAAGCTAGCTGAAGATCTACGTTCTTGTAGTTTTCACCACAGAAAAAAAGTTTTCTAGTCAGCCTAGTAGCTTCAGTTCTGCCTTTTGCAAATAAAAATTGAACGTTGTCATGCTTTTGTATAATATCTCTAACGTTCCTCATAACAAACTCTGGAGTAACTTGAATTTTCTTTGTAACGTATTTTAAATAATTAAACTTCATCATGTTGTCAAGAGAATTTTCTACCACAACTACCACATAAGAGTCTTTCTCTTTGGCTCTTTCTAATTCTCTAGAAAACCTTTCGCAGCCTCCAGTAAACGTACCTATAAAATCTTTTGTCTCTTTTCTTTCTACATAGCATTTATTATCTTCTTTGTCAAGCCAGTAGTCAGCAAATTTTAAACCTTCTCTTCTTGTGCCATAGTTTATATTCAAAGGCTTTTGTTCTCTTGTATCTACGACAATTTCAAAGCCCTCTTCTATGCTCTCATTTATTTTACTTTTAGGTGTATTTTTGAATCTAGCTAAAAGGCCTAACTCTTCGCAAAGATTATAATAGTTACCAAAAAGTTTTTGATAGTAGAATATTGGAGGCATCATTGAAGACCTCATCTCTACTTGAGTAGGGGAATATTTAATACTCCTCCTTTCTATTCTGTCTTTAATAACTTGAGTACAAAAGTCCCTAGCTTCTCCTTCAGGAGCAGACTCAAGATACTTTTTCATATTAGGTCTGGAATTAAAATAATTAGCAAAGTAATGAGCTTTGTTTTTAAATTTAATTAAATCTCCTGTAAGTAAATCCCTTCGTGGGTAAAATTTTTGGTAATACTCAGCCATGCGCATTTTATGTTTGCGCAAATGCATGTGTAGTTGCTTTTCTGTCTCAAATTTTTCTCCGTCTACTTTGCAGACAAACTCAGTATTATCCATTTATAGCCTCCTCTTCTGATAAGCCAAATATTCTAGCTTTTACATCGTCAATAGTCGAAAGCTTTTCAACTTCGTCTTGGACGACTTTCTTTCTGAGTTCTGCCATTTTGATAAGTTCCTTCCTACTCTCTTCGTCTTTCCAAGTTTCTACTAGATTGAGTATACTAGCATTTTCCTGCACTTGCTTGCTTAACCTATCACTTCTTTTTTGCTTTAAGTCGCTCAACAGTTTATGTTGCCTGTTAACGCATGAATTGTATTCATTCTGTGCTGTGCTTATAGCCTCGACTAAACTCATTGAAATCCTTCTTCCTTCATTATCGTTAGCTGTATCGTCAAGTAGCCTTTGTAGTCTACCTACCCTTCTTTGTATGTTAGAGGCTATTACTACTTCTCCAGATAATACAATATACTGATCAACTTCTTCTTGAGTTAAGTCTGCCTTATCGTTTGTATATCTAACAAAAGAAGATTCGAACAACTCTCTCTCTGTTTCGTGTTCGTAGTTATTTATTTGGTGAACGAACCTAAAGGTATGAAGGTAACCCATTAGTTTCTCTAAATTTTTCTTCTGTCTAGGCGTGATCTTATCTTTATCTATACCACTATCATGAACAAATCTATTAACCCTACTTAAGACTCTGTCTGGATGCTTAGGCGGCTTATATTCAAATCTTTCTTGCTCTTCTTCAGGAGTTTCAAAGTCTTCCCCTTCTAAGCTTTTGCAGTAATCTGTCACCATCCTAGTTTCTGCGCTTAAACTAGTTAAAGTTTCATCTACAAAAATTATACGAGACATCTCAACGTACTTCATTGTGCCTCTATGGTTAGAAATAAATTCTTTTTGCTCTTCTGATAGCTCTGGCTTTTCAACTTTTTGGTATTCGCTAGCCGGTATTGCGTTAAAGTCTATTTCACTTAAATAAGATTTTACTGCTCTGCCTTCTTTGCTTCTTCCATCTTTCCCTTTGAATCCAGCAACATCTTGGATAAGGTGCATTAAAGATATATCTACATCTTCTCCCGCTAGGAACCTGTCCCTAACTGATGTTAGCGCAAACTTCTGTTCGTTACTTAAAGTTGACTCGTTCATGCTGATATTGTTAAAAAGTCTGTTAAGGGTAAGTCCTCTTGCTTAAGGTTTAAAAAAGTATCTCTCTTTATAAGCATTGATTTTTTAATGTCCCAACTATCTGGATGGCAAACATAGTCTATAGTTAATAGCTCTCGATCATTACTTATACATTTTTGGCCTTTATGAAAACCAGTAGTCATAGCAAATAACACATCTCCTTTTTTAGCTGTTAAATGTTTAATTTTATCCTTACCATAAAAATTCTCTATCTCATTGTCTGACCATCTATAATTTTCTAAAAGATTATCTGGCTTATTATCAACGCTACCTTCAACATAAGTAAAAGGTCCGTCATCGACAGAATCAACATCTTTTAAATATACAAAAGCTTTAAAAAAATAAGGAGAGTTAGGGTCAACATGAAATAATGTAGTATTTTCGCTATCTAAGTTATTAGCAAAACTTTTTCTTAAATTTAAAGTACCTACTGCAGGCATAGATTCAAAAAATGACTTAGCCAAACCTATTAGAGTTTTATGAAATATTATTTCAGATATCTCCGGTACATTATACAAAGGCTCTGGTACAGAAAGGAATAACTGATTATCTCTTGCTTCAGATTGATTAAAAGTAGTTACTTCTTCTTCTCCAACTTGTCTTCCTAAATCTGAGACAGCGTCAATTTTTCCTCCATCAAGTATATGATTCAACCTTTCACTAATCAAATCTATAGTACCTAATTTGTCAGATAACGCTCCTTCTAGTTTTAGCCAGCCTTTTGATCTTAACTCTGAAGAGTTTTCTTTTTGAGCTCTTATAACTTTACTACTTATTGGGTATCTCAAAGACCTAGTCACGATACTACTCATGACTCTTTCGGCATCCTCTTTTGAGAAATTTTGGATGAAGCCTCCGTCTCCAATAGAGACAGTATTCTTTAACTCAGGTATATCAATCATATCCAATCTAAATCGTTTCTATCTAAAATCTTCTTAGCTTTAGTTATAATAGATTTTTGTATATTCTTTATCTGTTTGTAGCCCGGTGTTCTATTCTTTTCAGTAGTTTTAAAATTTAAAGTTTCGGCTATCTCTTGCTCTGTTTTGTTATACATATAAAAACCTTCATAAACAATCCACTCGTTAGGTTTTAGTATTTCTTTTAATTTTCTGTTCAACTTAACTATGCCTAGCTCTATGTCAGCTGGAGAAACTTCAACTTCGTTTACTTGCTCTTTATGCTTTTCTAGAGGTAACGCCATTTTGACGTCGTACGCAGATTTCTTCTTCTGCATCCAAGACTTGTAAAGAGGGCATCTATCATCTTGATTTCCGTATATTGAACATGCAGAATCTGGCTCTGCAGCGGCACACTTCAAACAAGGTTTACAATAATTGCTATAGTTATTCCTAATTAAGTTTTTAAGCTGGTTGGAGATTATCCTATTTAGCCAAGGAGCTAAAGGTTTAGTGACATCGTAAAGATGCCATTTTTTATAGATGTGTATTTTTAGAATTTGAGATATATCGTCAAAATCCATCCAAGCGATAGAGGTCAGAGTCCATTTATTCCTTCTTTTAGAAATCTCTTGGTCAATAACATCTATACAATCCTCAAATTTTATTTCTGCAGCCTTTTTTCTTGGCATGTGGTTTAGGTATCTTCATTTTCACCCGCATCTTTCGCAGGCTTTACTAAGCTACCTAAGGCTTGAGAATCTCTTTTCGGAAAGTAACAAGCTTGCATATCCAACTCTAAGGGAGGTATATTACTTGAGATTGATACTATCTCCTCATCTTCTTCGTGCGTTTCCGCTTCGGTGTTTAAGTTTTCAACTGGCTTTTGCCCTGTCAGCAAATTAGAACCACAAGAACAACAAAATTTTGGTCTCTGCATTAGAGAAGACTTACGATCAAGCGACCAAGGGTTAGATTGACCGCAGCTTTTACAATAAGTAACTTTTTTTAACTTAGACATATCTTTTATAACTAAGCAGATAGTTATTACAACTAGATACCGTTTTACACAAAAAATGTTATGTCTAATTACACATTTACGAACAACGATGGGATAAAATATAAGATCTTTAGGAAGAGACCTCATTATAGCTATAACGCTGACGGTTTGTGTGACCCGCCAGAATACAGAGGCCCTAAGATTCTTGTCTCTCCTGATCTACCCCCGAAAAGGGAGATGGCTGTTATGATAGAAGAAATCTTTCATGCCTTCTTTTGGGATGTATCAGAGACAAAGGTAAGAAGATTCTGCAGTACGCTAACCAACATCCTGCATAAGGACGGTTGGAGGCAAACAGTTGTAGAAGAGCACTTCGAAAAAGATAAATAGATTATCTAAATTTTCCAAAGTTCAAGCTTGGCGTCATATTTCTTATCGTAATAGTTAGCCAACTTTATAAAAGCTGTAATGTATGGATCTGGTATTTTCTTAATATCAGGGTCGATAGAGTATTTTTTAAAGGCCTCTAGTAAAAAATAGAGATTTTCCTTAACTGCGTATTCTTCTTCTAATGTTGATTGTTTTTCTTCACTCATAAAACTTTATTAACTTAACTTACAGTAGTAACATCTTTGAATTTAGTGACTAAAAATTTGACTAATTCAGACCTTACAACGTCCGACTCATCAAACTCAAAAGTATTAATACCAAAGTTTTTACTTTCTTTATCTGAAAATAATCCTTGTATCTTCTCGAAGCCTCCTCTTGCTCCATTCTTTAAATCTGTTTGAGCAGGATCTGCTAGGACGAAACATTTAGAGCTCATTCCTAATCTAGTCAAAACAGTCACTATTTCTTTTACAGTACTATTCTGGCACTCATCAAATATTAAACATTTAGAGTTCCAACTCATACCTCTACAAAAATTAACTGGATAAGTTGAGACTCTTTCGTCTTTCTGAAGCTTTTTTATTACATTAGGACATACTAACTCTTCCAGTTTATGAAGAAACGGAAGATTGTAAAAATGAAGCTTTTGGTCTGCATCTCCCGGTAAGAAGCCCATTCTTGAATCAGAGCTTTCTACAGCTGATCTAACGTAAACTATTTCAGAAACCTTACCTTCATTCAATAGGTGTAAAGCGCAATATACGCTTAATAGGGTCTTAGAACATCCTGCTGGACCTTTAGCAAAAAGTATTTTAGACTCTTTACTTAGAGCAATTTTGATAAACTCTTTCTGTTTATCGGTCCAATCAAAGTTTTCTATATGAAACTTCTCTCTATGTCTTATAGGCTCCCTTTGTAAGGCTCTACCTTTAGGGTTATCCAATTCTTCTAGAGAATCGGCCAATTGGTCAACTCTTATTTTTGGCATTATAGTTTATTAAGCTTCTTCATCCATAGGTTTGATTTTCTTTTCTAATCTCAAACCTTTAATATCTTCGTTAGCGATATCTACTTTAGTTTTAGTGTCGTTGAAGTAAAAAGTAGTACTTCTCATTCCTACTCTGACTATTCTACAGACTCTTCCACCCATGACATAAACGTCATCTGATTTTATACCGCCAAAGAGAGACATGGATACTGCCGCTGCAAAACTAGTAATGGTCTCTTTGAAAATGATACCTGCTGCTCCTGCGAGCAACAACCAACCGTGTTCGCCGATAAAATTTTGACCGGCACTAGCGATTTGATCTTCCATATGGTATATATTACACATTTTAATCTAATATTCTGTGTAATTATTTATACTGAAATATGAATCAACAATTAATAGCCCCCGAGGCTCAAGCTGCGATAGAGCAACTATTGGGCCAATACGGATGGATTTTCTTTTTTGCTTTTGCAGCAATTCTCTTTAAAGATGCCGTCCATAAAGCTGCTGAGGGTTTTTTAATATGGCTTGGATCTGACTTTAAAAATGACGATATACTTTATATCTCTGGTAGACAAGCACGTATAGTTCGGGTTGGGCTTCTTAAGACAATTTTTTACATGTCAGATCGTGGAACTAAGATGTTGGTTCCAAATGACAGATTAAAATTACTTGTAATTGAAAAACAACTTCCCAAAAACGGATCTTACCCGTATTTATATAAAGCGGGAGAACAGGGTTATGAAGAACAAGAGAAAAAACGACAAATTAATGAGAATATTTCTGAGATCATAACTAAATTAAAAGACGACACAAAAATAGATAAATAGATATGGATAATTCGGTACATTATATTATAGAAGGGGTATTAGCCGCAGGAGGTTTTATGGTAGGTCTTATAGTAAAGAGAGCTTACCACAGCATAGATGAACTATGGAATAAACATGATGAGGTAACTAAAAGGCTAACAGAAATGGCAATAGAACTACCTAAAAATTATGTGACTAAGAATGACCTAACACACGCTATAGATATCATACATGACAGATTCGATAAGTTAGATCATAAACTAGATAAAATGTCCCAAAACATTCCAATAAGAGTGAATGCTAGCAGAAAAACACACGATACTCAATAACATCATGGCCGAACAAACAAAAAATAAAATAAGTTTTGCAGATTTAGATATAGTCCTTAAAGTAGCTCCTATTATAGGCTTAGCTCTTTTAACATATCTTCAAACCCTTTTTCCCAGTAAGGCTGAATTTGATAAACTAAATCAGCATTTAATTCAAATGGATAAAAAAATGACTGAAATGAATGTACTTCATAATAAACAAGTCCTTACAGAAGAGATAAAGCAAATAAACGAAAGACTCAGAGCTTTAGAAATTGACGCAGCTAGACAACATAGTGGAGGACTTTCTCCCTCATTTAATTGGGCACCTAATATTTTACCTAAATCTAATTCAAATAGAAACAAAAAACCTTCTGCTGGCCCAAAGAGAAACGCAAGTAAAAACACTGGGAATAAAAGCGCTGCTGCTAAGAAAGCTGATAGAACAGAAATACGTAATACCCTTAGGGAAATAGGGCCAAAGAACAACCCAAACAAAAAAAAGCCTTAAAGCTCTCTAACTTTAAAATTTCTTAATTCAACATTGCTCATGTTCTGGAAATCTACGTTATTTTCTCTAGTCATTTGTTCTATTTTTGCTAATGCTCCATTAGGATCTTTAGCGTCTGTATTATCATTTAAGTCAGTCTCAAAGTCCTGAACATTAATATCGTCATCAAACGTAATACCAACAACTGCTTCGTGGGAAGCTTCCCAAGTAATTATCACCTTTTTAGCCATCAAATTGTTATATTTAATTTTTCTGTTTTCTCAAAAACATATTATAAACTTATACAAGGACATGTTAAATATGTTTAGAAGATTATTCAGTCGAAAGAGAGAATGCCCAGAATGCGGCTTCCAAGGAAAGCCAAGAGACTTCAAAAGAGTAACCTCAACTGTTAAAGTTGAAACTAGCTCTTCTGGCTCTGCAGGTTCATCAGGAACATCAGCCTCTAGTGGCTCAGGTGGTTCAAATGGCTCTGCTGGTTCCTCGGCCAAAGCAACCCCAAAAAAGAAGAAAAGCGTAGGTTTTGATAGACCAACCTCTAATAGCTCTTCTGGTTCTGGTGGTTCTGGCGGCTCTTCAGGTTCCTCAGGAAAGTAAAAGCACTTAAGCTTTTTAGCGACAAACGTTTTTTATCTTATGAAGATATATAAGATAACAGACGATCTATATACTCAGTACGAGAGGATCGCGCCGGTTTGGGGTACTTCGAGTGGTATGGGCTGTAACTTAGCTTGGTTAAAAGCTTTAGTTAAAATAAAAGAAGAAAAGTCTTTTCCAGTTCTAGTTTTAGAGTCGGACGCTAATCAAATAAAGCCTTTAGAAGATTTCGATGTACCTGAAGACTGCGACATTCTCTACTATGGAGTATGTAAGTTTGATGAGGACCCGGAGAAGATATGGCAAGAGACTTATCACGACGTAGAAGGATATCCCCATCTTGCCCGCTTACAAAGGATGGGCACGACACATGCTGTTTCCTTTTTTAATATTAAAGCAGTTCAGTCCGCTCTTGAATACACGGCAGCAGCTGTATGTAATGACGTTTTACTAGATGTTGTTTGGGCTCATGAGTTAATGGACAAGTTTAAAGTCTATGCTTTAAGAGAGCCTGTCTTTACCCAAGGCACATCTAAAGAAGATAACGTTTACTACGAAAACACTAATATTCAGCTTTAGAATATAGTGTAATATCTATTAAATAAAGTGAAGATATATTGCATTTCATGGAAAGACGAAAGATGGAGTGCTGATAAGGAAGATTTAAAATTCATAAATAAAATGATTAGTAAAGAGAAGAAAGAAAAAGTTAGTATATTATCTAAAATAAATCCTTTAGCTATTGTTCTGTTTCTTATGTATGTTTTAGGATGGGTGTATCATGGATTAGTCACTTCTTTTAGATGGATAGTATCTAAATTTAAAAAGTAATAAATGAAGAAATTTATAGTTGAAGCATTGAAAGCAACCGTATTAATGTTTTTTGTTTTGGTTGGAATAATCTTATTCGATAAAGATTCTATAGAAGCTAAAGCAATTAAGATTCAGGAAAAAAAAGGTAACTTACATAAAGAACTTACTAGAAAAGAGCGAGATGAATATATGGAATACCTTAGGATGTTAAATAATGATATTGAATACGAGGAACCAATTTACAAGAATATTATAAAATGACAAAATATATAAAAGAAATTCTAATCACTGTTTTTATAATAACTATGTTTGGTTTGTCAACTTGTGGTTGTTCTTCTTATGGATGGGAGTCGGTGGAGCCTAGCCATCATCATCACGATGTGCATTATATCCATTATGACCACCATTACTACGACCACCATCACTATAAGAAAAAAAGACGTTCACGAAGACATGATAGCGCTCCTGCTTCAAAACCTTTAAGAAATGTACCCCGAAGTAGACCTTCCCCACCTCCAAATACTGTATCAAGACCAATCAGCAAAGGCATTCCTTCTAATAGGGCGCAAAACAAAAGAGAAGAAGAATGATAGAATTGTGTAATATTATATAATACGATGGAATCTACAAAAATAAATAACGACACTAGCTTAGGCATCAACCTCAAATGGCTTATACAAATTATAGTACTGGCAGGCGCTGCGGTATATGGTTACTTTGGATTAACTTCTAAAATCTCTCAATTAGAAATAGACGTAATGAGAATGAAAGATAGCGTAACTATGAATTCAGAATTTCGAGTAAAATGGCCCCTAGGACAACTTGGAGCACTTCCTGACGACGCAGAACAAAATATGCGTTTAAGATTTATAGAAAAAGATATGGAAATAATGGGAGCTCATGTTGACTCCCTTAGAATAAAGTCCGTACAACAAGAAGAACTACACAACCCACCACATCCTTTTACGCCTCTAGTGTCGCCTTTGAAACATAAAGATTAACTTTATAGACCTCTTAACTTTTTATTTGCTTTTACGCGTTTTTTGCGCTCTTCGAGAGTCTCATTTGGCTTCTCTAATACCTTCTGTGGTGTCTTCACTGCATCCTTACCTCTCTTAAAAAAGTTTTTTATTTTTTTGAACATAGTAAATACTAATACACTAAAGTATATTTAATTCGCTTTCTGAGTCTCCGAAATGCTTCATATCAATTCCGTGTTTATTCAGCAAGCTTACAAAAAGGTCGCACATGGGTTTTTCTTTTTTTACTCGAAAATGATTACCTTTGTTGCTACCTCCTACTAACATACATGGAAGTTCGTCGTGGTTGTGTCTATTACCGTCAGATATACCTGCCCCATATAAGACATCAGTGTTTTCTAAGAGGTCATCTTTTTCTAACTTACCTATAAACTCAGAGAATAGTTTCACGTGGAACAAATTAATCTTAGCAAGCGCAGCTAACTTATGAGGATCTTTCTGATGATGTGATAAGCTGTGATGGCCTTCGCTAATACCTATCTCTCTATGGTGTCCGTTGTATCCATCGTGCGCTGTTAAAAAAGTTATTACTCTTGATGTGTCAGTTAGGAAGGCTAAGTGCATTAAGCTATAAATTAATCTAAACTTATCAGATTTTTTCTCTATATCGAAATCAAACTCAAAATTATTATTTAAATTAAATTTATCTCTTCTTTCTAATTCTAGTTCTACTTCTCTTACTGAATACATATACTCATCTAACTTAGCTTTATCACTTGCTGGAATATTATTAGATAATGCACGACTCTCTTCTAAAACAAAATCAAGAATAGACTTTTTATATAATTTCTGTTTCTGTTCTATTTTCTCAACATTAAACAACCTATTAAAAATATCTTTAGGGTCATACATAGATGCCATAGGTTGAGAAGCAGATTTCCAAGATAAATTATATTGATACGCACAACTATAACCAGAATCACACTTACCAATTATTCTAGCTTTAGAACCAGTAAATTGAAGACTATCAAATCTTGTAATACCATTATATTTGTCTGCTAAGTATTGATCGACAGATTTACCTGAACGTATTTGTGACTCGTGCTTATTGGCTTGCTTGCCTGTAAGAAATGTTGAACAAGCTCTAGCGTGATCTCCAGCTCCATCTCCATTTGGCCTAGCTTTATCATGAGTCAATCCAGAGACTATCTGTAAGCTGTCTCTGTAACTTTCCATCGGAGAAATTATATTCGGTAAGTCAATTAAGCTACCATAGTTCTTAGGAGTCCAGTGATGCATATTGATACCGTTAGGTACGTATACAGCCGCAAACCTTTTCACATCCTTTTTAACATTACCAAAACACTCTAACCCCGGCAATGCCATAGAAAGACCTAAGGAACCTATGAATTTTCTTCTATTCATTTTACCCAAAATCACCGATCGCTTCTACAGGACAGTTTTCCATGGCTGTCTTGCAATCTCCTTCTTCTTCACCCTCTGGTTGTTTATAAACGTAAGAGTAACCCTCTGCTTCGTTTCTGGTAAAATTTTTAGGAGCTTCTTCTCTGCACAGATCACAGTCTATACATTGCTCGTCAACAAAATACCTACCAGCTACATTATCTTCATATCTATCTGATATTTCTGCCATTTTAATATTATACACTTTTTAACTTGGAAAGTATATCGTTTAGGTTATCAAAAGATATCCTATCGACTTTCATATAAGGAGATCTGACCTTTTGGGCTGCTATCCTAAAACCCATTACTTTATACTCAGGATAAACTATCTCTTCTACGAAATCGCTTAGACCTGTCTGCTTTATCCATTGAAAATATAGATCTCTATGTTTTTTACGAGTTTCTAATAATATTTCAGAGTCTTTTCCGAAAATATTTAAGTATAAACACAACCCTCTTATAGCCAAAGTCTCTGTTGGCGGCTCTACTATCCCTTCGTAAAATATAATTCTCCCCATACCCTATATTTACACAAAGGTATAGGAAGATAGGTTATTTTAGTAAAAACGTCCTCAGGGGGCATTTACGGGCCATTAAACAGTATATTTAGAATATGTAGTGGATAGCTAATACCATAGCCACAGAGATAGCAAGGCCAACCATCATTTTTAGAAAATCTTTTAACAACATAGGAAAGACTATCTTCATGTTATGTGAGTCGCCTAATGAGTTAGTCGTTACGAAAGCCAACTCTCTTCCAGCCAGTAAACCAACAAATACCCAAGTCGTACTCATAGGAATGTTGTTGTAGCCTTTAAAATACCAAAGTATGATACTGTATACTAAATCGACGATAGTCGCAGATCTTACATAATTAACATTAGCTTTAGAGAGGACTATTTTCTGTATCCTACCTCCCTTTTCGAAAAACATATATCCTAAGCCTCCTACAAAGACCAAGCTAACCAAAGCCATTGTTTCTATTGGTATCTCCCTAGGTAAAAAGACTGCTATATTTGCCATGTCATGAGATAGCCATGTAAACCAAAGCCAGCCTGTTGTTAGCCATTGAGCACAACGCCAAGCAGTTTCTCTCTCTGGAGCCACATCTTTTTGGTTTTCCCAATATTTAGACACTGCAAGCCAGATTACATAAGCAGCCGTTGCAGCGACTACATACCCCATAGCAGACTTGATTAAAACTTTTTCCAATACGAGTGTGCTGGCAAAAGCTGATAAAACTAAAAATGTTGTGCTTACTGGAACTCCAAATCTAGTGAGAGCTACTAATATCATAGGAGCCAAAGCATGATACCATTGAACAGTTTGATAAGGTATTTTTTCTAACCTGCCGTAAGATATATCCCCATTATTCACTATCCATCCATACCATATAGTAAATAGTAGAACAGAGCTTGCCGCGCACCACATATAATACCATTTAATTTTTTTAGAGTTAGAAGCTATCCATGTTCCTAATGTTTGGACTGAGTCATTTGCAATAACAGAATAAGAAGCTAATAAAAAACCGACAATCACATATAAAGATTCTATGTTCATCTATTTATATTATACAGTAAACTTGCCTATAGATCAAGTAACAACTCTGTAACAAAAAAACCACCCCGAAGGGTGGCTTGACAATTATATGAATTTTATTATCAACTCACTTGAAAGTCTGGATAAGCAGTATGACCATGCTCTAAAAGATCTAGACCTTTAGCTTCTAATTGACCATTTATTCTTACTCCTAATGTCTTTTTAATAATACCAAATGTTAATAAAGAAAACAAGAAAGAAAATGCACTTATTATTAATGTTCCTAATAATTGAATTAGTATAGAATGTTCTGATGAAAATATGCCTACGGCAACGGTTCCCCATACGCCACATACCCCATGAACAGCGATAGCTCCTACTGGATCATCTATCTTAATCACTCTCTCAATAAAAGATGACGCGAGACAAAGTATTATACCGGCGATAGCCCCGATTGTACACGCACTCCAGATACTCACTACGTCTGCTCCCGCTGTTATTCCTACTAGCCCTGCTAGTACGCCATTTGTAGTCATAGTATAGTCTGGCTTCTTGGATTTCACCCAAGAAAATAACATCGCAGATAG